AACTGGTGAATCAACATTTATGGCAAATCAATTCTGTGCGCCTAAATATACTGTAGATTTCTGCTATTCATTAGGTGGTATCTAATGCAATCTGAAATTGTTCTATGTGGAACATGTAAGACAGAATATGAATTATTGTATGATCAGTTTGAAAATTTCGTTTCACAAACGAAGTGCAATTGTGTTAGAAAAGACAAACCAAAATATTTAGATGAAGCGTTTATTAAATTAGAGGAGTATTTAAATGAAAAATCTTATTTCCGCACTCGTAAAGTTTCAAAAAGAAGTTCCAACAATTCCCAAGAACAAGGTTAACCCCTTCTTCAATTCGCTTTACGCAGAACTTTCAACAGTCATTGACACCTGTTCTCCGAGCTTAAACAAGCATGGACTAGCAGTTATTCAGACTATTAAAGCTGTTGAAGGGAAAAACATACTTGTAACAATGTTATGTCACGAATCTGGTGAGACATTAGAAAGTTACATTTATTTGCCAGACATAAATGATCCTCAGAAATTAACAAGTGCTATAACTTATTTAAGACGATCAACTTATCTTGCCATTACTGGCCTTGTCGCTGACTCAGATGATGATGGAAACTCAGTTTCCACTCAACCACAAAGACAGGCTACGCAACCGCCTAAGCAGGTAAATAACTCTAGTCCAGTGCCAGCGAGTGATGCTCAGAAGAACGCACTTACTAAAATGGGAATTTATTACTCTAACGATATAAGTAAATCAGAAGCAAGTAAGCTTATTGAATCAGCAAATAAAAAGAAAGGAAACTAAAATGCAGGGATTGAACAGCGTTCATTTAATGGGAAGAACTTACAACGTAAAGAAAATGACTTCTAGGAATGGAAAGTCTATTACATTTTTTACAATTACAACTTATGAAAAACAAGGTGAGGGCAAACCTGATAAACCTTTATTTCATTCATGTGTTGCGTACGGAAAGCTTGCTGATCTATTAGCTGATAAACTTGAGGATAAGAAAGCTTTATTTGTTGAAGGAACTCTAGACTACTATGAGAAAGATGGTGCTAAACAAACTCAAATTAAAGTTCAGAACGTAAGTTTTGCTGACGCACCAAAGAGTAATGAATGATTCACGTTGTTTGTGATCTAGAGACAACTGGTGTTAACACTCTAGACTCAGAAATCATTACAGGCCATTTTATAGCGTTTGATGAAAAGTTTGATATTAAACAGCAATTTTCAATCAAATCTTGTCCACGTAAATGGTCTGAAAGTGCTGAGATGATTCATGGAATTAGCTATGAGCAAGCTCGTAAATGGCCAGAGTTTGCAGATGTCTTTGAAGATATTTGGGATTTCTTTGAGTCTAATAAACCTGATGCGTTTTGGTGCCATGCTAAGACGGATATGTTTGGTAAAGAAGTTTATTTTGATCATGCCATTCTACGCTATCAAATGCTTCTCTATGGTGATCTTCCCTACTGGGTTATTAACCGAGTCAGACCATACTCAACACTTAGCCTTGCAAAAATTACAAACTCATACTTTCAATTTGAGGGCTTCTCATTAGATGCTGTATGCTCTAGACTAGGAATTGAATTACAACATCACGACGCAAAATCTGACTGCCAAGCAGCTTTTCAGATAATAAAAAAACTATTGCCTTTCACTGGCCTTGAAGCCATTAAGGCATTTGAACAGGGAGTATTAAATGAAAACAGTCCCAGAGTTAGCAAAAGAAATCGAGAACAATCCAGAGCAAGTAGGTTACTTGCTGGACTCGTTTAGAACAACCGATCACGATTTGAGAATGTTTTTATTCTCACTGAAACAAGTACCAGTACAAATCATCCCATCTCTACTTATTACATTTTATCGTGAACAAGAACGATCAGCTAAAAAGACTGTGCTAGATGTAATCAAGTCAAATGATGTTGGCTTACTCTTTGAAGTTAAAGATCTAAATACTAGCTACAGATTTACAGGATTTGATAAAGATAATAATGCAACATTCTGCAAGCTTGGAAGTTCTAACCAAGAATATTTAGACGCAGACCTGGAGATCAAATGGATTTTTTAAAATTAGCTTTAGGAATGGCATATTTGTTCTTAGTTAAAATGTCTTTTGATGTTGGATTCAAACAAGGTTATACGTCAGTTAGATTCGATATTGAAAGACATGATCTGAGAATGAGACAATGTATTGAAACTTTAGCTCAAAGGTAATTATGAAAGCAGGTCATTGGATGTTTTTATATTTTGTTGCTATGCTAATTATGTCAATCATAATAGCTTGGCATACACCAATAGGGATGTAATGAATGCAAATTAAAGTTTTTGTTAATGATGAAAATATTAGAAAAGCAGCGTCTATAGTTATGAAGCATTACAATGATAGAGCTTTTGCAGAACTCATTATTAATGTAGAAAAATACAATTACACTGAACATTCACCAATTCAAGTTGCTTTAGTTATAGAAAAGGTAATGGATAGCTTAGAAGTTGAGATTAAGAGCTATAAATCATTTAACCCATGGTCTAACGCTGTTGCTTACGTTAAAGGTAACACAATCTATTTTAACGAGCGCAAGTTTGGAACTGTGATTGATCGAGCTGGCACGATAATGCATGAATGTCTTCATCTGGTAGGTTATAGACATAAAGGAAATTTTCCAAATGCTTTTAACCTTCAAACTGTACCTTATAAAGTACAAATGCTATTTGAGAGATATATTCAAGGAATTTACGGATGATTCGCCACGATAAATGCGAAGCTTTTGAGCAAGTAATCAGGGTTAGAGATCAGCAAATTGAAAAGCTACAAATTCAGGTTAAAGATCTAGACGATAAAATAAAGGCCCTAACAGATTCATCCATGAACTTGTTAGAGCCTAGGAAGGAAGACGGAGATGTGGGAAAGGGACTAACCACACTCTAAAATCATCTCAACCGCTAAGGAAAGCGTCAATGCAAATAGAACTCGATCTCATTCCAATCAGCTTAAATAAGCTTTATAGGCAGTTTAGAGGAAGGACTATCATAAGTGCTAAGGGTAGAGAGTTTAAAGCGCATCTAGGCGCAATTTTGGCAGGATTTGACACTAAGCCAATCTTAGGAATGTTTACTGAAACTCAAGGGCTAGATGTTGAAATACATTTCTATTCTAATCGGTTTTTCACTAAAGATGGAAAGATTAGGAAACGCTATCTAGATTGTGATAATTTACTCAAGGCAACATTAGACACAGTTTTCAAAGAGATTGGTATTGATGATAGTTTCATTACCAGGTTAACAGTTACAAAAAATACTGGTTATTATGACAAGACTGTTATTAAGTTTACCAGGAGAGTTGACTAAAGCTTAGGGACTTTTCCCCCTAGTTTGAAAATAATAGCCTTGCAAATATCCATCATTCTTTTATCGCCATTAGCTTTACCTTGAAAGTATTGTTGAAGCCAGTAGTCTATTTGCTCTTGTTTAGACCAGAATTTCTTTTTAGGTTTTTCTTCACTCATATACCTTTCCGCTTAGATAAACCAAATCCGTTCTGATAGAACCATTCTAGATCACTAAAAAATATTGTTTTCGTTTCCCATTTAAGACAAAAAATAAATTTCTTTTTGCATTCATCAAACTGGTAAGATGGTCTAATTATTCCGAACTCATCTCGTCTAAGCTTATAAAAAGCTTTCTCACGTTCAAATGGAATATTTGGTGCTTCTAAAATGACATCACTTTGACTTGGTTGTATAGGAGTCAATGATTGCTCTGGCAAGGACTTCTGATTCGTGCTGCAACCGATCAAGAGTAAGATCAGACTGTTCACTATCAGGTTTAGACATTTCCTCATGCCATTCCTTTTCAAGCTTCATGCGTTGCTTGATGAATCGGTCTTTCCTAGCGTCTTGAAACACCTCTAAGGATATTTTTAACAACTCTAAGATAAGACCGACTTTATCCATTTACTTAAGCTTTTGTGGGACAACTTTGTTTAAAACTTCGCTAAGTTTTACTATTGCTTTACCAGATAGCTCCGCAACTTTAGCAATCATGATCAAAACTGATCTTGGCTTCTCAGATGGAATTAGACGGAAAGCTACTTCTAGAATGATAAGAATAGTAGCTGCTGCGCTATCAGCTTGAGATAAATACTCAGCAATTGTTAAAAAGATTTCTTCCATGATTATTTCTCCTTTGGTTTAACCTGAACATGGCAATGAATTCCGTTTGAATTGTCATGAATCAAAATTAAATTTGGTTTACCTGTTTTTTTACTAATAGCTGCTAGATGAGAATATCTTTTCTCAAAATACTCCTCGAACATGAGCCTGAACTGTCTAGGCCAGTCACGAACTCTAACGTCTGCGGCACGACCTTCTTGATGTGATTTACTTACCCTATTGAGCTTCTTATCTTCAGTTTCTTCGCTCATCAAATCTGTAATGATAAATTTGTAACCTTTAGCAACAACCCAACGTGCCATTTCTTCAAGCAATAATTGAAGTCTAGGATCAATTTGCTGGTATTCTAGCAATAGTTCTTTCTCCTGACCTTCTTTGAATAGAATTAAGCTTGGAATTATCATAATCTCCTGAAGGAAATTGTGTCATTAACAATGTACTGAACTTGTCCACCACCAGTAAAAACACCGCCAACAGAACATTTTGCTCTAGTTATTACTGAAGAATTAGATCTAGCTCTAACTCTAAAAAGAGCAGCAGAATTTATTGGTATAGTTAAAAAAAAGTATTGGCTTAAAAGATTGGATTCAGTATCCCCAGAGTGAAATTGATTAAAAATACCATTTATTTCATAATCTAAAAATATCGTAGTGTTTGTTGTGCAAGTTACGTGTAATGATAATTTAACTTGATAAACACCGCCATTCTCAATTAATACTTCAGTTGATGAATTTCTTTGGAAACCATTAGAGCTTATTAGTCTTTCAGATATAGGGAAATATAAATTATTAGTAGCCGCACTATTAGCATTTCCGCCCTCAAAAATTGCAAAATTTGGATCACTTATAACATTAGTAATTAATGCCATTATAACCTGCTTATGAGAAAATTTGCGTCACTCTTGTTTTGAGTAAAACAAATTCCGTTTGTGTGATTTGCTACAGCAGCACTAGTTCTTGTTCTAAATCTTATAGTATCTCCAAAATTAAGATTAAGAACTGAGTTATACGTATAGGTGTAACTAGGAGTAAACGACCAATTTGGTGCAACGCTAAAAAATTGTGTTGCATTGCCATTTATTTCAATGTCATAAAATAAAGTGAATGATGTCGATGTGCTATCAAAGTGAATTGGTGCTTTTATTAAAAACAATCCAGATGATCTAACTGATATTGATGAAATAGAATTTTTTGTAATGTTATTTGAATAGTTTTCTATATTTGCAAAATTTACATAAGCTAAATTTACAGATCCGTGATTTGTAATCAATCCATTGTAATTAGCTGTGTCATTTACAAAATATTTTGAAGTTATTAATGCCATTAAGCTATTCTCTTTATACAAATATTAGAGTCAGAATAAGCAAAGAAACCTGTATATCCTGCCCATGTAAAATGTTGAGCTACAGAACCAGAAACAACAGTTTTCATTTCAAAGTAATCATTTACGTTTAGTTTAAGTATAAAATTTAAAAAAAGATTTCCTAATGGAAAATCATCAGCATATAGCGATGATGTTAATAAAGACCATGATCCATTTATTCCGTAATACAAACTTATAGATTTAGAAGAACCATCACTAGTAGAAAGCCCCATTGAAAATGGAAAATCAAATTCATACCATCCAGCCTCTTGAAATGTTAGCCTAGTGCTTGATGTTGCAACAATTCTATCCGAAGCAGAAACTGAGCTTGCAATTATGGCGATATTTTCAATTGCCGTTGTGCCAGAACCACCACCAACAGGAGATCCATCACAAATTATATATGGAAAACTTTTAAATTCATTTTCTATTAATGCCATTACTGCCCACCAATAGAAACTAATATTTTACCAGTAAACCCAAAAGGTATTCCGATCACTTTAATTCTTAAAACTTGACCTGTAGTTATATTATTCAAAGAAGCATTAATTGATGCAACCTTTTCTAAATAATCAGGTTCAGTTGAAAAATTAAAAGAAAGATCACTATTTAAAATTGTTGAAAAATTAGCGTTATTTGTATCAATAGATTTTTCTAGCCTAAGAACTAATGATCCGCTTGTTATTCCTTGCTTAGAAAATAATTGAACTCTAAAGTCATTAATAGAAATGTCTTGCCTAGCTTTAAAGTTAAAAATATCAGGTTCTAAAAAAGAAAAACCATAAAAAGAAACGTCCCCATTTAAAATAGGTACACTAACAGATGTTGTTGCTAGTGAATTAATTCTAAATTCATGATTATCAAAATTTTCCTTAATTCTATCTAAGATGTCCTTGGTAATTGGATCACCAATTTTAATGACATTTTCATTTATAGAAATATATTCTGGATTTTCAAATGACATGGTTCACCCTATTAAATGACTTCCCAGAGCTTCCTCGGTTGTTGGATCTGGTGTCAAAGTTTCATTGTCTAATATGTACCCGAATTTAATTTTTTCATCAGGAGTTGCTTCTGTAAAGTTTTCAATGCCATTTGGTGCTATGACAGGGCATCTATTAAATAAATTTCCTAAGTCATTCATTACTATTTCAGAGTTGTATTGGCTTAGCTTAACACCAGATACAACCCCGATCTTTCTATTATAAGCACCACCAAAACGCTTATAAAGGCGGTCTAGCTCAATATAAAGACGGTCATTAACTGCGCTTGTAAAGAAGTTAGCTTTGCCTTTAATGGTTAAAATAGACTGTGATAATGAGTTATAGAACGCTGTGCGCTGTGCTATAACTAGAGCATCTGAGTCATTAAATAGGTAAACAGTCTTTTCTTTTTGGTTTTGTATACCAATCTCTTGAGTGACAAAGTCATTATTATAAACAACAGATTTAAACCCAGGTGACCCAAGCACTAAGTCAGTAAATGGCGCATAGTTAATCTTTACAGAGCTCACTATTTGCTGATTAGTCTGAACTGACCAAGAAATGATATCATCGTCTTTTATTGGTAGAATATCAGCTGGCCGTCTAGTATTGACTATTGAGTAAGCTAGATTCTGTGTTGAATTACCATAAAGAGAACCAAGAACTGATTCGTTTATTTTGCTGATTATATCTCTAATTTGTGGAGTATCACCACCTGGTTCTTCAGGAATGACCATTGAAAGCGTATAACTACAATCAGACTTTGCTTGATTAAATGAATCTAAATCAATGTTTTCAAAACCAGCGTCATTAGTTATTAAATCTAATACAGCATCACTAGCAGTTCTAACCCATTTTGAATCAGTTTCTTTTCCGTAACAGCTAACAGTGATTAATGAATCATCCCCAACAATTTCCATTTTCTTAATGCGTGCAGGATGGTCACTATTACCACCACCTTGGTTAAATGGCTCTTTAAGGTATACAACCTGAGGGCCAACGTGATGAACTTCATACCATTCGTTATTGTTTTGAATTGTAGGACGTATAAAGTCACCAGGACTAATGACTGTTCTTAGATCAGCATTAGCACTTGAGCTAACTTCTCGATCATTATTTTTAAATAACAATTTATGATCTGTAACAATTTCTTTAGATATATTGAATTCAGCTTTTTGATCTAATATGAGTATAGCTTCATCAACATTTTCAATTACAAAATCTCTAAATGGTATTAATTCACGTTCACCAAAGTGGACTGCATTTATTGGATAGCGAAAGATTATGTTTCCAACTATAGGAACTGGAAAAATGTTTTGCTCTAGAATTAATTGATTGCCTGAAACTCTAGTAATCTGCGTTGTTTGACCTAATACCCTTACAACATCCCCTGCGACAAACTCAGACACATCATCAACGACAAATGTTCTTGCGTTAATAATATCTGTGATAATAGCTTCTGTTTGCCTGATCTTATGACCAGCAATATGCCAACGTCTATTCTTTTTGCGCCATGGTCTAGCAGGATCAATCTTTACAGTTTGATTAGATAAAGACTGTTCAGCTTTCTTAGACATTTTTAAGCTAGTATTAGATGATATTAAATCAACTGAGTAGATAACTTCTTCATTGTTATAAATGAAGATAATCTCGTCATCTTGGTTTAGCTCATCTAAAAATAGTGTTCCAGTGCCTGTCATTATATCAGAATCTTGAGTGATAGAAACTGTACCAGTTAATTCATATCCATCTAAAATACAATCTAATGGGACTGCCTTAGCCTGTCTTATTTGTCCGTATATACGTCTTTTTGGTGTACCAATAAATGACTCTGGCAAGTTGCCATCAAGCTCACTGAATAATTCTAAGTTTAATTTGTTTCTAAGCTTAAAAACGAAGTCTTTAACTCTAAACACAACTTTACTTGAATCAAATTCTTTTGACTCAATAACGCCATCAAAGATCTTACGAGCTTCTGTGAATGGAATATTAGCAAACCAAGAATAAAATTGAGTCTTTTGATTTTCCCAGATTAAAGTATCAAACTTATCATCCCAGAAACCATCATTAATAAACTCTATTTGAGATTGAGATTCTAAGACTATACCTGTGTTCTCATCATCTAATTGTTGACCTAACTGGCCTATATTTCTAACTATAGGCGACCACTCAACAGACTCACCAGACGATAAATCGTAAGGTAAAATGACAGGCGCAGTACTAAAAAAGTGCCTATAGATAACAGACAGATTAACAAGACGTGGATCTTGACCAATGTTAACATAGAGTATTTTCGTTTCGATTTCATAAAACCAATTATCCGTGGTATTTAATTCAGACAAATCATTTGCCTGTTCTAGCGATATTCCATCTAGCTTTACATCTGTTACAAAATAATCAGTTTTTCTTTTATAGATATTTCCAGAATGAACTTCAAACAGCTTAACCTTAGCTACCGAATCACAGGTGATTAAAGTAATCTTCTCACTTCGAGGAAGTTTAGAAGCTTCTTCGTATGTCATAGAACCTTATTAACAATGTAAGTTACTATTGCACCAATAAATGACGAGATGCCAGCTACCTTTATTTTCAGACTAATCATTTCTGATTTAATCTCAGACACATCCTTTCTAAGTTCTTTAATTTCATCAAATAAATGTTGCCGCCATTCCTGGTCGTTGTTCATAAACTGCCTTATGCAATAGCAGCTAATACTGCTTGCTTATCTTCTTCAGTCACAATTATTCCATCGGCTTGATAAGCTTGGATTAATGCAGAGGCTAAAGGAAGTGAGCCAGTTGATAGTGTTTCAATGATCTTTTTAATTTCATCACTAGCAAACAATGTAGCAATTTGTTGACCTGATAATTGCTTCTCTTTAACCTTCACCTTGAATGTAGCTATGCCCTTGATGCCTTTTGAAATTTCATCCATAGCAGCTTGCAGTTTCTCTTGTTGTTCAATCTCAGCACTTATATCAACATACTCAACCCAATAACCTTCAGGGTATTTAAACTTATCTCCATCTAACCATTGAGTTAATTGTTCATCATTACCTTGAGTTTGGGCAATGATTCTAGTTTCTTTTACTTCAGGAATTTCAGGCTTAGCTTCAACACCTTCAACCGCTTCAATAGCAGGATGATAGATGTATGACTCATCACTAGTACCATCTTCTAGCTTTGGTTGTTCATAGACAACAACATCATCTTTAACCCACTTTTCAGGTTGAGCTTCAATTGCCTCAACTCCTTCAACTGGAGCTTGATATGGTTGGATGATATATTCAGCTTTAACTAATAGTTTTTTCATTAATTACCCCCACACATAACTTCAAAATTGTAGTCAATAAATGATGTACCTTGTTTGCATGAAAATCCATATGAAGTTGATGATCTTGCCGTCGTTCTATGACAGGTAACAGCTCCGTTTCCAGTAGATGTTTCATTAGAGTTGAAATAACACACAGGTGTTGAAGACAAACCAGAAAGAGTTAATGAATATTGGCCTGTAGAAGTTCTATTAATACTTGTTATGTTTGAGCCAAATGATTGAGAAATTGTACATTGTGAAGTTGAACAAGTATTAGTGACAACAGCCCCAAAGAGTTGAGAATTAACTACCCCTGGAGTCCTTACGTTCTGATCGGAAGCTACCGCCTTAGCTGTTTTTGAGACGTAATCGACACCTTGTTTTCTACAGTACAAAGTAAAAGCGCCTGAAGATGCAGAAACACCCTGAGAGGTTTTAACTAATACTTGCGATGTGCTTGCGGTGTGAGCCTCTGCCATCCATCCAGTTGTATTAACTTCAATTTCAGCCCAGCAATGAGGGGCTACAGTAAAACGATTAGATACAAAAGGGACAGTAAAGGCACCAGTAGATTGTGATGCGCTTCCATTAATCCAATCTCCGGGTGTTTCTTCGGTAATTATTCCTGTTGCAGAAACTCTAGCGGAGTAAATATCCTCGCACTCAAAGCTATCCTTGCAGGATTCTAGGCCATTGAATTGACCGATCAAAATATTGGATTGCTCCCAACCTTGGATTGGTACTCTGAAGTTCAAAAATAAAGAATCACCTGAACCCCATGTCATTGGTATAGTTGAGCTTATGTTTTGTGAGTTTTGTGTATGCGTAGCATTTGCAAGTTTAACTAATGCTTGAATGGTTGTTGCATTAGCATAAGATGCAATAACGTCATATCCGACAGAGTTTGAATCATTTACTGTACCAAATCCAAAACCCTGCTCAAAGCTTGTACTGCTTATTTTACTTGTATCAATTTGATAACCGCTAGGTAGTGTAATAGTTAAAGCTGTAGCATTTGGTGCGCCAGATGTTGCCACTCTAACCTGAGCTTCTAATATTGAGCCAGTTCTTTTACATAATCCAGAATATGTTGTGTTTGTAGTCCATGAGCCTGTAAATGTACAAGCTTGCCAATCAGTATCAGCATTAGTTGATGAGTAAGAGCTAACTTTAGTCTTTTGAAATGCCTTTTGAGCATTGATAGCTGCTGTATAGTCTGCCCCTTGCTTTTGACAAAAAACTTCAAATTGCTTATCTCTGAATGTTGTTGTTGCAGAATCTTTAACAATAACCGCTATTGCCGTAGGAGATAATGAATCAATCTGACTATCAACATAATTTCCTGACTCTGAAGTAGATACTTGACAAGAAGGGCTTACTGAAAAAACACCTGAATTAAAATTTATTACATAATTCCCAGTTGCATTTCTTGTTGAAGAAGCCCAATCATTTGTTTCAAAAATGGTCGCTCCCCCTCCTGAAACTTTAATTGAAAATTCAGTTTGACAAGCTATTGTATCACAAGTTGTATCAAATGACTGAGTAGCTGAAAGATCAACTGCACCAACAAATGCATCATCAACATAAACTGTTCCTGACACGTTAGCATCTGTTTGAATCACTAGACCGTTTGATGTTCCACCTAAAATAAATGGAACTTTAAGTAATTCCCATTTACCTGATCCTGTATGATTTACACATAAACTAGTTTGAGTTGTTCCTGCTTTTCTCGCACATAGTTTTACACCACTTACTGATGTTTTAACTCTTGCTGAAGCTAGACCTTGAACACCGTCTGCAAATTGTGAAGCATAAGACGTAGAATCTTGTCTTAAGTTAAATGTTTGAGTTGATAAAACAACACTAGCTGATTTTAATCCGTCAATTTCAACAACTGTATCTTCAGCAAAAGTACCAGCACTATTAGTCCATCCAGTTGAAAAAGTAGCATGTTCAAATGATGGGTTAACCAGAATATTTTTATTTCCAGTCTCAATCTTATGTTTCCCTGCGGCTGTTTGAGTCAATTGATCATTGTACACTTGAATTTCTTCAAGTGATACAGCAGCTGAGCTTTCAGATTTAGCTGAAATTGATTTATTAACAAATGAAGGCGCAGCTGCACCATTTGACTGTAGAATTTGACCAGAAGTGCCAGGTGCTAATAACTCAAATGAATCAGCATCAGAATATGCAATAGAACCATTATTGGCCGTTAATGATTTGCTAGTACCACCTTTGCCAAGTGATAATACACCAGAAAATCCTGCATCATTTACTGAAATACTAGACCATGATGGTGCTGAAGCTCCATTTGATTGAAGGTATTGTCCAGCTGTTCCAACGCTTGATAATTCAAATGAATCTGCGTCTGAATAAACAACAGATCCCGCTGATGCTGTAGCGTTTTTATTTGTCCCACCCTTATTAAGTGGCAGCGTTGTGATAGTAGGTTCTTTTCCATTTAATTGAGTTTGAATTTCAGAACTAGCATTATTTAGATAAGAAAATTCAGTATTACTTATATCTCCAGTTCCAACCTTAGAAGCGTCTAATGATCCTGTAGCACTAGCAAGATCTTGAGCTAGGATATTAAATTTAGATGGATCGAAAGAAGCACCAGACGTATGTTGAGTAATACATTGATAAATATTACCTAGATAAATAACAACATCGCCAACATCATAAAACTTAGTACCTTGCCAATTAGCAATTCCACCATCGCCACCACCAGCGACTTCTACCCATGATGAACCATCAAAAAGGTTAAGTGTTTTAACAGTAGAGTTATAAACACACTGACCCTCTAGTGGAGATACAATCGCATCTCTTTCTGCAAGCGTCATTTTAGGGCATGGTTTAGAAGCTTTAACAGTAGAAGTAACATCAAGAGTCTTAGTTGTTAATGTCCCGACCTGTAAGTTATCAAGCTTGTTAGTTACTTGCGTATAACCAAGTGTTGAAACAAGAGCAAATAGAATGAATGAAGTGAACCAAGATTTCATAAAACTGAGATCCTTGTAATAAAGATTTTTAATGATCCAACGTAATTAGTACCTGTCATATTACCTGACTCATAGCTAAGCGTTCCAATCCCACCAATTGTAGACATTGTAAGCTTAACTTGCTCAGGTGATTCTATGTCTGAAACGATTAAATCATTTCCATTATAAACACCGAAAGCTAAATTCCAGTTAGTACCATCATGGAAAATTGATAACTTTCCAGTCTGAATAAATTCACCTAGATTAGTCTTTCTTGTTAATTGATATTCTGCAAATGCTGATTTGTACGTAGTTAAATTGATTGAAAAAATATTACCAGATGAATTATTAGCAATTGAGTAAACTTCAGGCTCCTGTACTTCAACAGGCGGCTCTGATGCGCTCACAAATCCATCGGCAAATGTGACTATTCTAGGCATTAATTCCTTCCTTGTAACACTTAAATCGTATAGCTAGAGTTTGCAAGTTGTCATCAATTCTTTCATTTTGAATGTCTTCAAATTGAGTGACCCAACCAATAAACGATGAATAATCTGGATTGTAACCAGAAACAGGCAATAATTTGAAAGTATATTCACCTTTTTCTAGTACGATATTAATATCAGGAACTATTGGATAAAAAACATGAGTGTAAGTGCCAAACTCATCTTTAATATCTTGAGCATTAAACTGTTGTTCAAATATAACAATGTTATCACGAATTAGCTGAAAGTTAAAAACTCCTGACGCATTATGACAATAGATGTATGGGATAAATGCCCCTATAGAAACCCTCTCATCACCAACATAGTTTACATCCTGACTTAATTCGTCTTTTAAAGTAAAGCTTAGTAACTTCATGTTGCCTCTATTACTGACATAGAAAGATTGTACTTATTGAAATACGGATTTGAAATAGTAGGTACATCTGTTAAAAATACCATGCCAGAGAATCGCCTATTATCATTAACCATATTGTCACAGCCAATACGAACAAAGAATGGTCTAGATTCACCAACAAAATCTAAAACTGAGTTAATTTTATCTAGCTGATCTTTATCTAAGTAAGACAGGGCAAAGTTTAAAGACTTTTGGCGCAGGATAACATCAGTAAAGATTTGCCCGTATCTGTTAGATTGCTTATTAGAAAGCTCATTATCCTTAATAGTCCAGTTAAAATTGATTGATCTATTCAGACCTAATCTTTTACCTATGAATATTTTAGAAAGCTCACAATAAGTTAATGTTGATGTTAGTACGATTCTGCAAAACCTGTATGAATGAGTGTTAAACTCTTTAAATCCTATACCAAATACTGGACTAATCTCTATAGTCTCACTAGCTGCTGGACTGGACCATTCATTAGTGCCGTTAAACTCTAGTGTAATTGTACTAACACCAAAGCCATTTCTTTTATCATCTACGATAAAGAATGAATCAACTTCACTTGTTTCGTTAAAGTCTAATACAATGCTTGTATTGCTAGATGTTGACCTGAATACTTTAGAGCGTCTTGGATCTAATAAGTTAGATAATGGAAACTGAGCATTTTCACTAGATGCTGTTATTTTAGATTGATAAATTAGATTGTCTGAATATATTTCAAAGCTGTTCATGCTAATCTAAATCCTGAGTTTAATTGTGTTCTAACTGCTCTAGCGATTTCTCTGCCGTCCACTTGGACTACTATGTCACCACCCATTCCACCTGATTTGATCATATTTAGCAAGCTTCTTTGATCTTCAGCGTTTAGGACTAGCTCACCTTCTCTAATTTGTGCAACAGTATTATCTGGCCCGATAGATGCGCCATTTACTCCACCAACAAATCCACCCTGTTCAAATTTAACACCAGCAATCTTTGCTACGTTAGCAGCCGTAGCCACACCAACCGCAGCAGCAAGACCATAAGTATATGGTGGGCCTGGTGGAGATGCTAAAGCTTTTTGAACTGCAACATAACCATCAATTGTAGCTGTTGAAATGGCGGCAGCCTTACCTATTGATGCAAGCGTTCTATTACCTGATTCTGACAATGTGGCAATAGTAGCTAATGTTGATTGAAGGTTTTGCTCACGTTCTTTATTTGTTAATTCTTCATATTTTTTGAATCTAAATAAAGAATCTTCATTCTTTTTATTTTTTATTTTTTCTTCATCCAATATTTGCTTATTGGCAATCTTGGTAAACTCAAGCTCTCTTTCTTTTCCAATCTTAGCCAGTTCAGCTTCACGTAGTGCTTGATTTTCTATTTGTGATGCTTTCTGCTCAGCAAATTGAAATGCTAGTTCTGCTTTTTGTGTTTCAAATTCAGCTATGCGCTGTATTTCAGCTTCTTGCCTTGCAAACTCATTCTGTATTGATTCATTGGATAATTGTGCTTTAAAATTTTCTCTTTCTAATTCTGCCTGACCAACTATTTGAGTCTTTTGAGATTCTAACTCTCTAAGCTTAGTAAGCTCTTGATCCGTCTGAATTGTTTCTCTTTTCTTTTGCTCTGGCTGTTGTGTTTCAGCTAATTTAGCCTGAGATTTATCAATTTGATTTGATAAAACCTCTAACTCTTTACTTAATATCTTAATGTTCTCAGATGCTGCTAATGGTCTGGCAAGTAGCTTATCGAATAATGTTGGATTAGCTACAATGTTTTGTGCTTCCAGAATCTTATCTGTCAACTGCGCATATTTTACTGATAGAATATCAATCTCTGTTTGATTATCAACAAAGCCTTGTTTTTGTACTTTAGATTGTGTCTGGTATGCCTTTAAAGCGTCCACTAATGAGAATATGGTAGAAGAAACAACTTCAAACGCACCTTTTACAATATCAGATTGCGTAATTACATTACCTACTTCTTCTTGGATCTTTCCAAAAGCATCTTCTAATTGATTAAGCTGTCCTGTATACGTGTCAACTTGAGATGCAGCCGCTCCACCAAATCTTTCATTAACTAATCTAATAGCTTCACCAGACTGGATTGCTTCTGTGCTAAATGACCTTAATTCTGGAATAGCAGCTTTTAGATCTTTACTAACAACTCCACTTAATGTCTTGGCTAGCTTTGCAACATTTTCTTCTAGCGTACCACCAAATGTAGCGGCTAGGTTTGCAGCAGCTTGAACTAAATCTTTAGCCTGTTGGTTGGTTGCACCAAATGATTTAGCAACAGCAATTTGTGATAATACAACATCACCTGCAAATAGTGACACTCTTTCCAATTGATCTGAGAATTGATCAAAGTCATCAACTGCTTGCTGTGAGAATGAGCCTGTAGCTCTTAGAGCTTGAGATAATCTATTAAGTGCGTTTTCTTGTTCCGTAGATGCTTTAACTGATTCTTTAAGAAATGATCCAACACTACCGATTGCATCACCAAGTAAGCCAAAACCTTTAATGGCAGCCTGACCTGCAAATGTCCCTAGTGCTGTTGAAATTGTATCGCCTAGCTTCTTAGATCCTGTAGTTGCGTCACTGATTGCTTTTTGTAGCTCATTGACACCAACTTTTAAATCAAACTCAAGTTTTTCTGCCATTGTTCAATCCGTCCTTGATCCAAGAATAAAGCATCATTTCTGAAAAGCTTAAGTCTTGTGGCCCATACTTTATTCCAATATCTATTGAGCTAAAGTAAAAACCATATTTAGCAATGACTTTAGTTGTCTCGATAATGTCACTAGCTAATTGTTTATCGCCAGTTAGAGTCACTAAATCATCAAACTTTATGCCATTCCTGAAAGCATTAATAGCATCAGGAATTAAGGCTTTTTTGCTAATGCTCCTGTAATGTCATCAAATACTTCTTGAGCAATATCAGACAATGGATGCATCATATTTTCTTTATCTTCTAACAATTCACTATATGAAGGATAACCAAGCTGTTTATACTCTAGCATAGGTTCAAGGTTAGCGATAAACTTTGCTTTTGCTCTGAAAAAACCAGATGAACCATTAACCGATTCAACCATGCTTAAAAACTCATACCCTTCAACAATGTTTGGCATTCTATATTTTAGAACACCTTTGTTAGTGCTTTTCTCTAACCACTTCATCCCGTCCCCCTTCCAAAAGTATTAAACGAAGTTTAAATATAAATCTTTACCTGTAGCAGTTACAAATCCTCTAAGAGTGATTTCAGCTTGAATGAAACTATCACCTGTAGTTGTGTAAGCTGAAACTGTACAGTTTTGTAAGTAAGCATTGAAGCACTTACCTGGAGCCCAGTTACCACCAACCTTCTGGCCAGCGTTCAACATAGCAGCGATTGATTTATTTTTAAGAAGCGCATCTAATAGTGCAGCGTCATGCTTATTTAGAACAGCAGTCACAGACATTTCCACAGTTCTAGCAGTAGCAATCTTCTCTTTAACGCCAGTTTCTTCACATATACAATCGATATCCTGAACTTCTTTCGAGATTGTCAAGCTAACAGACTGAGCGCAAATACAAGCGTTATCTGATTGATTACCGATGAACAACTCAGCACCTTTAATGATAATAGCATCAGCAGCATCATAAGACGGAGTTAATGAAGCAGCGTATGATTGCTCAGAATCAGAAACATAAGACTGAGAGCCTGTTTTATCAGATACAGCATAACCAAGTGTTGCTCCGATAGAATCAGCAGCATTTACACCTGTGCTAAATAAAAGCTCAAACACAACTGAATCAGATGAGATTGTGAATTTACCAGCTGAGTTAGAATAAACAACATCAAAAGATTCTGGCGCAGCATTAGACATAGATGTCTTAAGCGCATCAGCTACTTCGATTGGAGTTTTATAGATACCTTCTGGAATTGATACTGCATAAGTGCCAGAATCAGAAACGAAGTCTAGATATTTGTTGTCAGCATCAATAGTAATTGGATTAAAGAAATACTTAGTACCTTGGTAAGAAAATTCTACTTCACCAAAGCCGTTAGCATCAGCAGTTAAAGAAACTTCTGTAACTGTGTTTCCTGCACTTGCTTCTATAGCGTAACCATTGCCAAGATATTTAGTTGTTGAAAATGTTGGATGACCTTGAGCGACTGGAAGATAAGTTACAGCTTTACCAAGGTTAATCCCTGCGACTGGCGCAGCTTCTAGATCAAAGTTAAGGACTAGATCGTTAGTTAAAATATCTTTAATGTTACGGATAGAATAACCATTAGAAGCATCTTTAATAAGAAGTGATTGACCTTTAATGAATTGAGACCCATCAGCTACCTTAATGATTGAAACAGTAGAACCAGCTACGCAAGCAAACTCTGAACCTGCAACATCTTTAGAACCCATGATAGACTCATAAAGAACACCTAATTCAGGCTCTTGTCCTTCAACTCCAGAGTGTCTTAAATAAGCTGAGTGAGAACCTTCAACAGATTCTTTACCAATGAATGATTTAGCAGCACCAATATCGTTAAGAAGCTCATCAGAATCAAGCTGCTCAGGTGTGAAGTTAAGTGTATTTCCTGGTCTTAGAGGAACGAATTCACTTCCAGATGATGGTGGTAAATATTCCCCTGCATTAGTTTCTTTCTTCAGAGCAAAAATTGAAGCTCTTTGCAATCCGACCGTCATAGTTATCTCCTAAAGTTTTTCTAAAATAAAAAAGTTAAATGTTGCCGTCATGCTCAAGAAACTTTGCTTCCCTGTTAGCACTTCCTCAACCGCCGAAACTGATCCTATATCAACTTTCGCTATGTCATTTGGTATGCCTAGCTCATTGTACGAATAGAATAGTTTCTGAACCTCATATACATTTTCTAATAGTGATTTCGTAATGTCATCAATAACATTAGCGTCTGAGTCAGTCCTAAAGACTTCCTTAGTTAGAACTACTGAAACCTCACGATTATTCATGAAATCGCAAAATTCGAAAGGCTCAAATGAAGCTGATCCGATGGTCAGACCATAACCATCAATTAGGAATCTAGCGTTATTATCGGCTAATGAGTAAGGATAAGGGATTCTAGTCTTGTCAGGATATAAAGCTTCTAGCTCAACAAGCAATCTGTCATAAACAGTTGAAATCTTACTCATCTAGACAACCATCCTTGCTCGTGAAGACTCTCTGTTTTATCTTCAATAGCGTTTTTATTAGTGTCTATTTTCTTAGTAGGATTTGACAAGCGTCTTTGATATTCCTCTCTAGCTCTTTGCTTCTGATCAACAAAGTCATCACCAAAGGCATTAAAGATAATCTCAGCAGCTTTTTGAATTGTAGCAGAACGATAATCATACCGATCTAGTAATTGAGATGAGTCTAAAATGACACGATTAATCATAAGATCCTCAATAACAATTTCAGAAGCTCTTACTAGTTGTTCTTCCCAGTTTTGTTTACCAGCTTTAAATGCTGCTTTAACTGATTGCTTAATTAGATCAGGGTATTCACTCCCTAGATCGGCATCATCAGCAAATAAATGCCCTACCCATGATAAACATACGTGGTTAGATAACTCAGAATCAAAGCTAATTCTTATCCAGTATTTATCGTAAATCTTAAGTGAATCTAATCCAGTGATAATGTTCCCACCTGAATTAGTATCTTCCATATTCCATCCAGTATCCCTATCAGGAACAAATGTTATGTATCCAGACGTTTTAAATGCGCCTGTCTCGTCAATTAATTCGTTAACAAATTCCCAGTTTTCACCATCCCAGACTTCAACATACATATTAGCTGGTTGGTTATTCTTATGTGTAACTTTAAAGTAAAGACTGTTAAAAGGTAGTCTTGAGCCGATATAAATGTAATCTTCTCCTGGAATATAATGAAACTCAGATTCAATCTCATCATACTTATTCAGATTAACAGAAAAATCCCTCAAGATACCATTGTCAGAATAAAAGACTCGTTTGTTCATTTCATTTTCCTATATTCCAAATAAAGGCAGGGATTTCTCCCTGCCCGATTAAATTAAATCTCTGGTTTAACCTCTGGATTAACAATCACAGTCGGTTCTGGTTTTGGTTCTGGTTTCGGTGGTTGTTTAATCATAAAAAACTCCTATTAATATGCGCCTGAGTAAAATACTTTATCACCTGTCTCGATAGCTTCAACCCCACCAGGATTAACCAATGATCCAACCCAAGTAATACGAGTTACACCACCAACAACTGATACCGTATAATCTTCGCCTTCGTGAACGGCTAAGCGGCCGACTGACATAGAAAGAATAGTTGCGTATTCCCTATCTAAATCAATATAAGCAAGCTCAGAACCTACAACGACTGAACCTTTTCCAAACCCTTTAGCCTCTAGTGCGTCAACTCTAGCATTGTTAGATAAAACATAGTTTCCAAATGCTGTATCGTTTTCAGTATCAACACTGTTGATCAATGAAACAATTTCAGCAAATGAATCTTTGTCTGCGTCTGATGCTAAAAGAATGGCATCAATACGTGCTTTTTCAGCATCAATTTGAGATTGAACATCACTCTTAGCTGAGTCTAATTGACCTTTATTAACAGCGTCTGTTGCTAAAGTACCGTCAGCAAGGTTTTTAATTTGCTTAGATGTTACATCAATTTCACGACCATTTAATTGGATCTTACCTCTAACTCCTGTGCCAGATGTTGTGGCAGTTTCAAGAACGATTTCACCACCATTAACATTTTCTTGTAAGCCAGCTCCATCAGTATAAATACCGATAGATTTACCAGCGCTATCAGGGGCATAGCTTTCAGGGTAGGAAATTAAATATAAATCAGTACCAGTAGACGCATGGACATAACCAAAATTCCATGTCCATTGCTTACCCCAGTCTCCCATGTTGTGAGAGTTAGTGTTTCTTGGAACAATCATTTGAGTTGTTAGGTCATGAGAAACAACTGGATTAAGAGCAATTACTTGTCCACCATTAAGTGTCTGAGCACCTTGCTTAGATCCAGAAGTTAAATCAACATCAGCATAAGAAACAGGGCCATCAGAAATTAGATTCTCTGACCAGAAGCCACGAAGGAAAACAGAACATCGTCTATTGAAATCATTAACTGTGCTTGTAAGTCTAACAGTTCCACCACAATATCCGCCTGTAGCTGATAATGTACTGACCATTCCACCATTTGGATGCTGGTTAAGAGTTACGTTTCCGTAACACACGTTATTAGTAAATACTCCAACATTGATTCCTGAAATAGTGAAAGCACCAAAAATAACAGATGCATTAAACTGTGCTTGAGCAATTGCATTGTTATAACCATTCATTGAAAGGGTAGATGCGAAAACCACTTCGTTAAAGTAAAGTTTTCCAGCAGCTGATTGAACAGCATTCCAATCAAAATTAGCAGCAGAAAGAAAAGTAACATTAGAAGCACCTGATCTGTGATCAAATGAGCTAACAGCTGTAAAGCTTGAACCCATAGATACAGGGCCAGTAATTCTAATAGATTCTTTTTGACCTTCACCGATAATAAATACGTTAGCCTTCAATGCCATTGATGCTTCGGTGTAGTTACCTGGCATTACTTTTAAAGCATATCTTTTACTTGGCGAAGCATCTGTGATTGCATTCATTGCCGCAGTGATTGTCAAAAATGGGGAATGTTGCTTACCAGTGTTTGAATCAGAACCATTTTTTGAAACGTGAACTACTTGTTCATAACCAAATGCTTCGAGCGTATCAAGTCTTGCGTCTAATGCTGATTCTTTAGCATCAACTTCTGGTTTAGTGTAGTAACCAGAAAGATCAACTGCAGGGATAGCAGCAATTTGTGAATCAGTATAAGACTTAGCTTCTGCCAATTTAGCAGCATCTTTGCTGTCAACATTTACAATCGTCTCATAAGAACTTAAATCAACTGGTGGGATTGTAGCAATTTGAGCATCTGTGTAAGACTTTGCCTCGGCTAGTTTTGCATCGTCTTGTAAATCAACATAAGTTTTATCAGCTTTAGATGATTGAAGACTAGAAATGTCGCTTTCTACTGCATTAATTTGGTCATCAAAATAGTTAATGACTTCAGGAGATAGAAACTTCTTTTTAATTTGTTGTGCCATCCTAAACACTCCTTGTTAGTAATGGATTAGTAAAATTTCACCCTCTTCTAGAAAATTATCTAATCCCAATCCACTCCAAGAAACTATGTCATCCGTAACTTCAAAATCAATACCGTTAACCTGTTCTATTCCACCAATTATGTTCAATCTAACTTTTTCAGGATAAAAGGCAGCGTCTGGTAATGTTACAAATTTATTACTGATGTCTGATGCAGTTAAGGTTTTTACAAAGAGTTGTGAACCACCGCCAAAACCTAATGGAAATCCACCAATGTCTAGACCGTTACCGCCATAGAAGATACTTTGATCTGTGTCATAAACAATCTCAGAAGCTTCTAGCGTTAGGTTAATCCTCTGTGAAGTGCTAACCCTTGGTGCTTTAAATATTGCCATCTATTACCCTTAAACCATTATCAATGATTGATGAATCATTAGTTCTGTCCCCAGTATCAATTGATAAATCAGAATTAATCTCAGATCCAAAATCGACATTACCAGAAACAATTGCAACAGTTGTGTCTATTACAAAAACTAAATCAACAGCTTGAGCATCAAATCTCCAAGGCATTAATACCTCACTCGCTGCATATGAACTATGATCTTTTTAGAATCATTTTGGTAAGTAACTAAAACAGTCTGAACAGTATTACTATTTTTCTTGTACGTGTATAGCTCTTGATTTGAACTAGGAAAAGTCGTTGATATTTCATCCCATTCAACCCCAGCTGTATCAACTGGGATTGATTCGCCGTCAAAAGTAATTGCAACGGCATCACCTGACTTACCATCCCTGAATTTAGCGAACTCTCTATCAGGTAAGGTTGTTTTCATTTATTTCCTCATCAATAGATAATAAGGTGTCTATGTCCCATTCATACCAAGCAAACCAATTAGTGCCATCATGAACAATTTGATAATCAAAGTAATGTTTTTTTTCCACATTATTCTTGATCATCAAAACCTTAAGCGTTTCAGGTGATTTACTCTTAAGGTAATGCTTTACGTGGCTTGGCTTCTTGATCATAAAAAAAGGGTAACGCTTTCACGTTACCCCTGTAAAGTAGAAACTAATTAATCGTTAAGACCGATGATAAGTGGAGACTTACCAGAAGCAGCACCTTTTTGACCAAGTTGCATGCCTTTAATACCAAAAACGGCTTCGGTTGCAGCCTTTACAGCACCAACACCATATCCGATAGCTCCTTCCTCACCATAGCTTGCGTTCTTTTGGAAAGCATAAGCTAGACCTGATTTTTCAGCAAGGAACAATTCTTTAGAAGCTAGACCGTTATGCATTACAACTGGAATACCAAGGAACTGGCCAATTACTCCACCAGGAAGAACAGCTTGACCAAAGTTTTGAGCTTGCTTTACTTCAGATAGAGCAAACATAGCTTCTTTTTGTGCAGGTGAAACTAACCATACGCAGTCCATCATTTCAGCATCATTTTCTTCAAGCTCTTTAACCATAGTTGTTAGGTTAGCATAAGTTACGTTAGCATCTGCACCAACATTGATGAAGGCATGAGCAACTGAACGCATTTCAGCGATAAGTTTTTCGTCAACATATCTGGACATCGAACTGGCGGCTCTTTTTGCAAACTCAATTTGAGCTGGAATATTTGATTGTAGTGCAGTTACAGAATCAATTATCCAACTTACAAAAGCTGTTTGATCGAGTAAAAGCTGGTCATTGCTTGCACTGATTGTGCTTGCGTCACCATAAGAACCTTCAGCACGATCAACAACAGTAAATGATCCTAGCTTAGGGATTGAGATGCTTTTGTGTCCTGGCAAAGCGAGAACAGAAAGATCTGTGAAGTAAGGTGTAAGTTTAGCTTTAAAAGCAAGTTCTTTTTGAACAATTGATGCAATTAGGTCTGCTTTTGTAGAACCTAACTCTGTGTTTCCTGTAATTACGTCAGCCATTGTATAGCTCTCCTGTTTTGTTTATTTATTTAATCTTGCCCATAGCAGCAAGTTGTAACATATACTTTTCAATTTCTTTAACATCCATGTCATCAATGCTCTTACCTTGTGGAACAAAGCTCTGAGCAGCTTGATTTGGAAGTTTACCAGCTGCAGGAAAATCAACTAAAGAAGAATGTTCTTTAATGAAGTCTGCTACAACTGCCTTAACTGACTCAGCATCAACTGACTTAGTTTCAGGGTTTAAAATAATCCGATCAAATGGAACAAATGTGGCGTAATCTTGTTTTTTAAGCTTACCACCCAGATGTTTCTCAAACTCCTGATACTTAATACCATTAACGATTGATTGCTCTTGATGTTGTAGGATGTTTTGAGTTTCATCTAGCTTTGACTTATACTGCTCGGCCAGTGCTTTCCACTCGTTTTGTTCTTTGAGTTTTTGCTCTTTAGATTGTTCCAAAACGGTTTCGTACTCTTTAACTTTTTCCTTCAACTTCTTAGCTTCAGACAAGACTCTGTTATAAGTCTCATACTTCACCACGTCATTGGATTTAGTCTCAGATTGAACACCGTTCTCTTGAGATGCAGCACCGCTGCCTACTTGATCTGACATAAATAGAATCTCCCTGTTATACTAGAGTGTCAATTATTTTATAACACTCTTAATTTCTTCTAAGATAATATCCTTAGCTAGTTCTTCAGCTTCTTTTCTTTCTTGATTACTTAATTCTAGAAACTCTCGACCTGCTTCTTCAACATATTTTCGCACTTGCTGATTACTTAATTTAGATTTACCACCAGACAATTCGCCTTTTCTTTTACCTTTCTTAATATCAACAGTGACTTTAGTTCCTACATTTTTACCTTGAATAGCGTCAATTAATTGACCTGTTGCAGTAAGGTTAGATTGTCCTGGTGATGTGTCTGGATGGAGATTATCTTCGTATCTTTCTCTATACTTCTTAGTTGATCTTGCTAATGACTTTAATTTGCCATTAACCCCTTCACCTTCCTGCCTAGTTCTTAGTTTAATAACTTCTGGAATAGTCTCAGCTAGTGCCTTAGCAGCCTTAGCCTGGGCAAGCTTTAACCTAACTTGTAACTTCTTTTTAAGTAGCTCTAAAGTTTTACTCATCTATGTCCGTATCAAAATCAATATCGCCTAGTATTTCTCTAGCTGCTTCTCTAGCTATTCTATCAAGATCATCAGCACTAAGTTGTGGATCTTCATCTTCAGCATCAAGATAAGCTGATGTGATAATATCAACGTCTTTGTCATCAATACCTAAGAAGTCTCTAGCTTTTTTTGGATTTGGATCTCTACCATAACTTCCTAAAATATTGCCTTCTACTTTTCCAATTAATTGTTTACTTCCTTTATAACCAATTTCAACCCCATCAGCAGTTACTTTTAATGGTTTTAATTCAGATAGCATTTCACCAGATAGCAATAGATCAACATCATTCACTCCTACACCTTTTTTCTTTGCATATTCAGATGAATATTTTTTAAACTCATCACCTTTTTTATCTAACCCTGCCATTGTCCTACCGACAATATGAGTTACTATTGCATCAGCGATCAAGTTCTGATCTTTTTTCTTACGAATAGACTCAGGAAATGGAATAAAGATGCTAAGTTTTGCCATTAAACAAGCACCCTACCTGATAGCGTCTGTTCAATCATTGCATCATCATAATCAGGATGTAGTTTTCTAATAGCTTGTTCCATTGTCATAGTTCCAAGTTCAATCTCTGACTTGATTTGAGTTATTTCTTCCATTCTGCTAATCATTGGTTTTGGTGGTTCAAACTCTACATAAATTTCAGGATCAACATTTTCTGCTACAAGAGGTGGAACCATTGAAGGATTTAATAGACCTGATTTAATCCAGTAGTTATGAATCTTAGGAAGCTTTACGTTCCAAAGTTCTTCCTCATCTTTTTTAAACCAATACTGAGACTTCTTTTTAAGCTCATGAACGTCCATTTCATCAATGATTTTACTAATACCTGATGACATATTAGCAGCGTCCATTGAACCAGTTGATCCGATTCTAACACCTTTAGTTTCTAACCAAAGAGTAAATGTAGTTGTGATAAATGAGACTACCTTATCAGTATCGGCCGTTGGAGTTAATACACCTAGCTGTGGATTCTTATCTGACTCACGATCTGACTTAATAGACCATAGAGCATTAGGCGACATTTTCAGGTTCTCAGCACTAATGTCCACACCATAAATTATCGAGAATGCCTGGTACATTTGGGCACCTGCCGCATCCGTAAGCATGGCAGGAATAGCTTTAGCGATTGATAGCATATCTGAATCTAATACTGGCAAAAGTCTGTTCTTTTGACGCTTACCATAAATAAATGGAATAGTACCAATGACATTAATTCCTTCATTCTCAACTAAGTATTGACTAGCTTCTGTTCCATTCAAATAGAACGCATCAAACTCTGTGTCAGTGTAAACAAACAACAGCATTGAATCCTCATCACTAGTTTGCTTTCCCATAAACTTGATAAAGATAGTTTCTTCCTCAGGATTAACCATTGAATCAGACATTACTAGGAATGAGTTAAATGGAAGCTCACGCAATGCTGGAACACCATTCTTATCAATGTAAGGCTCCCATGCGAAGCCTTTAAACAAGTTCGAATAAGCATCAGCAATAGAAGCTGAGTTGTTTACTTGCAAAGTCTTAGTATAGAAATCAACAAACTCTTGAGATCTAGGGTTATCTGACTTTCTAACAGGTGGCTTTGAATAGGTAGTTGAGACCTTATCAATGAATCTTTGTAAGATATTTATGGGTAAAATTCTATCTTTAATCGAATTGTAATATGTAGGGCTAAGTGATTTTTGAAGTATCGAATCAACATAAGGCAATAAGTTACCTTCATAAATGTCTAGAGCTTCTGTGTTTTGCTTTAGAAACTCCCTGTGATTCTTAACATAATCAATGATTTCTTTTCTTTTTTGCTTAAGCATATATTTCCTATAGTTGAGTAAATTTAGACTCTGGTTGTTTTTCAGCTAAAGGTGCTAAGGACCAGCATAAGTAACCTAATGCGTCACTAATATGCGTTACCATTTTATCAGTCTTTTGATCCAATTGCCCATCCTTCCAGCTTACTTTCTCAAGGTCATTTATTAGCTTTTTACAGTCTGGTGAAATAACAATCCTACCTTCCATAAATAATCTGTTTAAATTATTAACTCTGTCAAAAACTAACGGGTTTCTTGTATATTGAACCTTAAATCCTGCTTCTTGTAAAATTAAGTGATCTGATTTACCAGATGTCTTACGATTCTTACCCGTTGAATCTGGATAAATATTAGCACCCTTATGGCCATTTCTGAGCAAATGATCTGTCATCTTAAATGTGTCTGAGTTCTCTAAGAATGCTTCACTAAAGATATAAAAAGTATTATTGCAAAAATGCCCTATAACAGCAGTCATTGGTTGAACGTTAAAGTCCATCCCAATCAATCTTTGTCCGACTAGATTTCTTTTTTCAATTTCTCTAACGTGCTTTTCACGATCAAATGAATAGTAAGCGACTCCATCGTCATCACTTGTAAACTCTCCATCCCTAAAACGCTTCTTTTGCTGTTCAGATAGATTGTCTAACACTTCGGTCACATATTCTTCATCAATGTTTTCCAGGTTATCATTTGGGTTCATTAGTATTGAATCATACTTCTCTGGATCAACTGGTACGTTATCAACAGGATCCAGCTTCTTAATAAACAACCAATAAGACCAGTGTTTTTTTGAAGGGGGATTCTCGTCGTAGTAGGCTTTCTTTTTAAGATCATTCTTTTCAGCTAATCTGGTAAGTGCTACCTGGATAGACTTATATGGAATTTGTGAACATTCATTAAAGTATATTGTCGAATATTCTTTACCTAGAATCTTTTCTACTCTTTTCTCATCATCTAATCCTGCTACCCAGATCTCACTACCATTAGGCAATGTTAAATAATAATCGGTCTTATTCCATTCAACTGTTAAATTAGGAAATGCCAGCTTGAGTACCTTAGGCAATGTGTCTAACCAGATTGATGTTTTAATATGGTTGAAGTTTAACCTGAGAATTACGTGCCTTGATTTAACTTTACAAGCACGAATGATGATTGAATAAACTGAGATAAAAGTTTTACCAGATCTGGAACCACCATAAAGCATTATGTGTCTTGCTTTACCTGCAAGCTTTTGTGTTGCCTCTGCTTGCTTTACAGTCTTTTTAAAGTCCACTATCTGTTGTGTCTATTTTGATTGATGTTTGAACAACTTCTTGTTCTACTTTATCGCTATAACCTAGCAGGTTTTTAGATAACCAAATCATCATTGATACATTTCCTGCCATAGCCGTATCAAACATCTTGCGCTTTAGTGACACCTTTCCATGAGATCTTCCTTCTTTTATAGTGTCCGCAAAACGACGTTCTAATGTATCAACTGAACAGCCTACAAAGTGTCCTATTTCTTCCATTGAGCAATTTAATGCTGCAAGCTTCTTTACTGTTTCACCATCTATTTCTTTACGTGGACGTGCCATTATTCACCACGCTCTTGTTTTAATTCTTCGTATGTTTGACCAGATGATTCTAGTGTTGCTTTCTTTCCAGTATAATTTTGCCAACGATTAATTATTACATCGCAGTATTTTTCATCTAGTTCCATGTTAAATGAAATCTTATTCATTTTCTCGCAAGCTATAAGTGTGCTTCCTGATCCACCAAACAAATCCAAAATTTTATCAGATTTAATTTTTTTAAAATGACTAATTATTTCTACTATTAATTCAGCAGGCTTTTGAGTAGGATGAACTCTTTTTTCACCCTTTTCTGAATCCCTTCTAAATCCTGCCCATAAATGGTGAAATTGCCTCGCTGGTGAATTTATGTTTGTCCAAGCTAGTTCGCAATCCGCTTGATCTATGTGGTTATTAGATTCCTGTTTGTTCCACGCTATCCAACATTTAGAATTTGGTAGTTTTGCATCATAAGCGTAGTGATTAGCACCCCAGAAAATCATTGGAATATTCATCATTGAGCATATCTCAAAAGACTGGACAGCCACATCAGTTGTTTTGTCCCCAAGAATTTCGACGGATGTTTCTGGGTTATAAGATTTTGAATTATTCATTTTAACTGAAATTCCGTACGGAGGATCGGTAAACACCATATCAGCCTTTTCACCATTCATTAGCTTTTCAACATCATCAATCATGGTTGAATCACCACACATCAAACGATGATTTCCAAGTAACCAAATGTCACCTTTTCTTGTGATCGGATGAGCTATTTCTGGAACTTCATCTTCATCTGTTTGTGGCTCAAATTTTTCAATTGGTTCAATGGTAAAGTCTTTAATACCAAGTAAATCAATATCAAATGGCCCTAATTCTAATATGTCAGTATTAATTTGTGATAAATCAAGCTCACTCCAACTGGCTAACGCATTATCAGCAGTCAAGTGTTGGTATTCTTGCTCCTCTGAATCAAAGTCTTGAAACATACAAGGGAGCTCTTTAACACCCTTTTCTTTTGCTACCTCTAGCCTAAGATGGCCAGCGACTAACTTTCCAGTTCTATTTGAGATTAGCAAAGGTGAACGAAACCCCTGAGCATCAAATATCTTATGCGCCCTTTGCTTTTGTTCTTTGCTGTGTTTATTATTGTTTTTTTCGTTAGGAATGATTTTTTCGATCGGCACCATGACGATCTTACTAGCTTTAATGTCCATTCAACCACCGATTGATATGTTTCGAGTCACCGACTCTTACTATCAAGATTAACTGTAAATTTTACACAGTGTCAAATTTTTATAACAATTAACTTATGTTGTTGTTGTTTCTTATCACTTTTAACCAATGTTACTCTCAAGATGCCTTGCTTCAGGCAATATACGGAAACCGGTATAATCCAGAACAATACCAAAAAGAGTATGAAGAAGAGACTGAAGTCAGTAATTCGGAAATTCCTAATGACTCAGAAGAAGCTGAGCATCTATCTTGGAAATTAGGCAGACCAGATAATCTGCCTGAGCTTGAAATCTATTATGAGCCTGTTTGCGAAGTAGTTTGCCGTTAGTTATCCTCAAAGTGTCTATTTACCTGCTTCCATATAGCCGACAAAACCTCATACTCAATCTCTTTGTCAACATTTGGAGTTAATGGTTGCCCATACTTTATATGTGGTCTAAATACTTCATTGTAAAGCGTATCAATCTGGCATTTATATCTAGAGCCATTAAGAGCGTCTAGGTGATCTTCTTTTTCTTCAGGAAGGTTAAATTCTAGTATTGCTTTCATTTTTCATCCAATTCTTTTAAACATAGGTATGCTTTTACTGATGAGTTAGATCTATTTCCTCTGTAATCCTCATTTGCAATTTCTTTTAAACAATGTCTTAGCTTGGCATTTTCAGTTTGAAGTTTTTCTAGTTTATTTTTACTATTAAGAAGTTGAGCAAATTCTTTAAGTTCCTCATTTTCTATGATCCCATCAGTGTAATACCCATATAAGCACCTAGCACAATATGTTCCAAATGTTACACATCTATTCCCATCCCATGACATTTGACCGTCATCAATTGAACAAAAAATTCCGTCTTCTATTTTATGACCACAAGTTGCTGTATTAAGTTTCATTTCTCCTCCAATTCTTTCAAAACTTGTCTAGCACGTTTTCCAAAATGCAATAGCTCAGCATAAAACTCAACACAATCTCTTAGCTTGGCATTTTCAGCTTGAAGTTTTTCCAAGACTTGCATTTCTTCAAACCCTCTGATTTGGCAATAACAGTATAGCTTTATTCCTTTCGGTGTAGGTCTAACTACATAACAGTCTGCTTCGGTTAAGAAATCCTGCCCACATAATTCGCAAGTGTGAATCATTCTATTACCCCCAGTTCCTTGAGAAGATTTCTTGTTTTTATTAGGCTTGCCTCGCCTATTCTGTGAAATCCAATAAGTAGTGATCCCATCTTATCGTTTTCCATTCTCAGCTTTTTAAGCTCATTCTCAACACAATGAAAACAAACATTCACTCCATTAACAATATAAATATATCCAGCACAATCAAGGCATCCATGATCTTCTTCGCCTTTTTGCTGTGATAAAACTTTTTCGCAGTATTCACAAAATATGCTCTCACTCATTCTTCCCCTCCCCTAATTGGTTGCTATCTAGTTCTTTCAGCACTTGTCTAGCACGTTTGCCTTGTTTAAAAAAACTCAACTTATCTTTTTCAT